TTATCAGATAACGGTTTAATCTACAAAGGTCTTACATATGACACTACATTAGGTTTCATAGAAGGATCTGCTGCAGTATCACTTAACCTTCCTGATGAAAGTGGTACTCTTGCTCTTGTAGGTGGTACTCAAACACTTGTTAATAAAACATTAACAGTTCCTGTTTTAACTTCTCCTCAGATTAATGATACATCAGCTGATCATCAGTACTTAGTAGGTGTAAGTGAGTTAGCTGCAGATAGAACAATTACATTACCGTTACTTGCAACAAACGATGAGTTTACATTTAACGCTCATACTCAGACGCTAACAAATAAAACACTAACATCTCCAAGCCTTGTAACTCCTAAGATTACAACTGCGATTAATGATGCTAATAATGCAGAGATTATTAAACTAGCCCCTACATCATCTGCTGTAAATGAGATTCAGATTAGTAACGCAGCAACTAATGGAGTTCCTCAAGTCGCAGCAGTAGGTACAGACACTAATGTTAGTTTAGGGTTGTCAGGTACAGGTACTGGTCTTGTAGAAATACAGACAGGTGTCACATATAAATCAGAAACTGTTAACGCTAGTGCTCAAGCTATTAGTTTAGCACGTACAATGTCTATATTTAATTTAGGTTCAACCTCTACAGCCACACTTGCTGATGGTACTGAAGTAGGACAAACAAAAACATTTGTTAATAGAGCTGCAGGAGCTGTTACCGTGACTCCTACAACATTTTTTAACGGTACTAGCTTTACAGTAAAACAATACGGTATAGTAAACTGTGTATGGATTGATAATACAGATGGGTGGATGTTAATGATGCCTAAATTGTATACATCAAGTGACACTGACGCACTATACTATATAACAGCATAAGAGATATAACATGCCAGCAATTATTACAGATAGATTCAAAAAAGAGATTCTTTTAAACCTTCAAAAAGATATTGATAGCGCAGCTAACAATTATTATGTCTCTGTAGGTAGACCTATTGATTGGAATGGAACTGACACTGCTCCAACACCTACTAATGCTATTAGAACAATTCGTGATGCTCAAAATAATATGACAGCGGTTAAGAACGTTGAAGCTCATTCATTTGTTATACCTAGATACACATGGTCTTTAGGAGCAATCTATCAAGCTTATAATGATAACTCAGTGGGACATCCAACAAATAGTTTCTATGTTATCACAGATGAGAATAACATTTATGTCTGTCTTGAAGCGGGTCAAACTGCTTTAGGTCAATCAGTCACATCAACAGTAAAACCTACTGGTACTCTTACAACGGCATTCGAAACTGCTGACGGGTATGTGTGGAAGTTCTTATACTCAGTTGGTGCTTTGAGAGCATCACAATTCTTATCAGCTAACTTTATGCCTGTAACTAAGTTTGGGCCATTTGACTCTGATGATGCTGCTGACCATGTTGAGCAGGTGGGTATTCAAAACGCGGCTTCAGGTGGTGAAGTTGTAGGTTATCAAGTACTATCTGGAGGTTCTGGCTATACAACAGTACCTACAGTTAAAGTTGTAGGTAACGGAGTAGCTGCAAATGCTACAGCTACTATTAGTGGTGGTGCTGTAACAAAGATTAATGTAAAAGATTCTGATGGTAATAAAGCTCATGGTAGAAACTTTACACAAGCTTACGTAACAATTGAAGGTGGTAATGGTTCTGGCGCAATAGCAAGACCTATTATTGGACCTGCAGCCGGTTTCGGAGCTGATCCAAGAGATGATCTTAAGGCAACAGCAATGATGTTTACAGCAAAACCAGCTGGTGATGAAGGATCTAACTGGGTAATTGGAAACGACTTTAGACAAGTTACTCTTATTAAAAATATAGAAGTACCAGGTGCAGATACTCTATATTCAGGTGTTACTGGTAATGCATTAAGACGTATGAAGTTCTCTGCTATTACCTCAGACTTCTCTCCAGATAAAACTATTTCAGGTGTATCAGGAGCAAAGGCTTATGTTGTAAAAACAGACTCAGATGAGGTTTGGTATATTCAAGATTCAGACACTGGATTTCAACCGTTTAGAGAAAGCGAAGTTATATCTGAAATTGATGGCTCCGGAGCTGGTACGCTTGATGACTCAAGTGTAGACGGTGATTCTTTCGCGTATATAAATGGAGATGTAGATACATCTACAGGTGAAATAATGTATATAGATAATAGAGCAGCAATACAAAGATCAGCAGATCAAACAGAAGATATAAAAATTATTATCCAACTTTAATGGAAGACTAATATGGTAAAAGCATTTACATCCGAAATATTCTCATCTACTTACAGAGATGATTTTAAAGACAGCGACAACTTCCACAGGATTCTATTTAATAGTGGCCGTGCATTGCAGGCTCGTGAGCTTACTCAGTTGCAAACTATTATGCAAAAAGAGTTGGGCAGACTAGGTAGACATCTCTTTAAAGAAGGAGCTTCCATTAACCCAGGTGGAATAACTATCAACACAGAATACGAATTTGTAAAATTAGATACTTCTTCAAACCAACTACCCTCTGATATATCGACCTTAGTCGGGGTTGAGTTTACATCTGCAAGTGCAATTTCATTCAGAGTTATAGAAGTTGTACCAGCTGTAGGTTCAGATCCTGCTACTCTATATGTTGCATATACAAATACATCGAGCGGCACAAGTGGTGCTTCTCCAGTAAGAGTTGCGCCTGGTGATCAGATTACTGGAAGTTCAGCTACATTAACTGTTCAAACAACTAACACAGTAACTAATCCAGCAGTAGGACAAGGGTGCAGAGCATCTATCCATGGTGGTGACTTCTTTGCTGAAGAGCATTTTGTTTTTGCTAAGCAGCAATCAAAAATTATTTCAAAATATTCTAATACACCAACTAAGAGTTTAGGTTTTAAAGTCACGCAAGATATTGTAACATCTTCAGATAACAATGCATTATTTGATAATCAAGGTGCTACTCCTAACCTTGCATCTCCAGGCGCTGATAGATACCGAATCGCTCTTGAAATCGCTACAAGAGATGAGATAGATTCTGACGAAAATTATATTGAAATAGCTCAAATTGTACAAGGTGTAGTTACATCTCAAGTAACTGCAATCGATAGTTATAATGAGATAGACAATGTTATGGCGCGGCGTACAAAAGAAGAATCAGGAGATTACATTGTTAAACCATTTGAATTGTTATTTGAAACTAATGACTCAGATAACACTAAGATAGATTTTATACTAAGTCCAGGTGTTGCATATGTAGATGGATACAGAGCATCTCGTACTGGAGAGACAGTTATAACAGTACCTAAACCACGAACTATTTCATCTGAGAATAATCAAGTAGTTGCAGCTAACTATGGTAGTTATATTATTGTATCTGCTGCTAATAAAGGAATTCCTAATATTAACGAATTCCAGATTATGAATTTACGTTCCGCTGTGACCCATGGTGGTTCAACTATAGGTACAGCAAGAGTCCGACATGTAGAAGAAGATGGTGCTAATTATAGACTATATCTATTTGATATTGCAATGAATGCTGGCCAGAACTTTGCTGATGTAAAATCAATCGGAAGTAGTGCAACAGACTTTTGGAATCTAATACTTGAGATTAATAAAGCGGTTCTCAAAGACGCTGCAAGTAGTTCCTTACTTTTTGATCTTCCTACGACAAGACCACAATCTATCTCAGACATATCATTAACAGTACAACGTAGATTCTCCACTACAACAAATGCTAGTGGACAGGCTACAATTTCTCTGACTGCTACTGGAGAAACATTTTCTGACACGACTCTATGGACTATGGGCGCTGGGGATTCAGCAGTTGATGTTACAGCATCTGTCACAGGAGCCGGATCTCAATCAGCAAGTATCGTTAATGGTGGCTTAAATCAAAACCCGTTTGAAGTATTAGCATATGTTAATAAATCTGCTGGAATTGTTAGATCTAAAACCTTAACAAATCGAACTCAAACCTTTACAACAGCGACCCAAGCTGACAGTAATGGTTCAGGAACAATAACAGGATTTACTCTAGATAAGCCTGATATATTCTCATTCGATACAATAAAAGCAGTTGATTCAGATGGGGATGATATTTCTGCAATATTCGAAAATGATAATGGTCAAAGAGATGACTTTTATGATCTTGGTCGATTGAAGCTAATATCAGGAAACACTCCTCCAGCTTCTGTATATGTTAAATATAAACATTTTGCTCATGGTGCTGGTGGTGACTTCTTCGGGGTTAACTCATATACTGGTCAAGTAGAGTATGAAAATATTCCAAACTTTACTAAAGCAGATGGACAAGTTATTAATCTACGAAACGTGTTAGACTTCAGACCTGTTGTTAATGCTACTGGTACATTTGGTTCAGGAGCAATAATTAACGAATTGCCTAGACCTACTGATCTTATTACATTTGATGTTAACTACTATGAAGGGCAAGCAGCTAAAGTAGTAATTGACGTTAATAGTGGTATTAGAGTAGTACGTGGTGAAGCGGATGTAGAGCCTAAATTGCCTAAGTCACCAGAGAATGCAATGGATTTATTTAATGTTACAATGAATCCTTATGTTATAGATGATAATGATATCAACAGTAAAATGTTAACATACAAACGATTTACAATGGCTGACATTGGTAGGCTTGAACAACGTGTTTCAAGTTTAGAGGAAACAACAGCTCTTACTTTACTTGAGCTTGAAACTTCTCAGTTTGATGTGTTTGACTCAGCAGGACTAAGCAGAAATAAATCTGGATTCTTTGTAGATAACTTTAAAGACCAATCTAGATCTTTTGTAGTATCACCAGATTATAAAGCTGCTATTGATCCTTCCCGTACACAAATGCGACCTACGTTTACAAACAGAAACACAAATCTGTTTTATGATAGCGATCATGTAGAGAATGACAATATTATTATCAAAGGTGATAATATATTCTTGAACTATAATGAAGTAGACTATATTGATCAATCCTTTATGACAACTTTTGAAAATGTTAATCCGTTTGCAGTTGTTCAGAAGCGAGGGTTCATGGAGCTCTCTCCAGCATCCGACGAATGGTTCGAAACAGAATTTGTTGAACCAATTGTTGTTGATGGTGGTTTCCAACAAGGTAATGTTTCTGGTCAGATTTGGGATGATTGGAGTTTCAATTGGTCTGGGGCAACCACTTTAGAAGTTGGAGATCAGTTAGGTGATACTCAGGTTGGTGGAACACAATCTGGCGCTGGAGTGAGAACAGGTAATACAGTTACTACACCTCAATTCCGTACAGATCAATCTGTTCAGGTTCAAGGTATTACGACAAGCACTACATTTATAGATGAAGAAGGTGTAGAAGTTAATAGAACATTTATTCCCTTTATGAGAACTCGTAAGATTTTCTTTAGAGCTCAAGGTTTAAAACCTAACACAAGACACTATCCATTCTTTGGTAATAAAAGTGTAGCTAGCTGGGTGAAACAAGAAACATTTTCTAGATCATCAGCTAATAATGTAGATTACTCTTCAGGGTATAATGATATTACTCAGCATCCGGATACACCTACAACTACTCTATTAACAGATGTTAACGGTAGATTAGAAGGTTCGTTCTTCTTACCTAACACAAACACAATAAACTTTGCTACTGGTGATAAAACATTTACTCTAATTGATATTACTGCGAATAATGAAGAAGATTGTACATCTTTAGCAGCTTCGAAATATTACGCACAAGGCATTACGATACATAGACAACAAACGGTCTTGTCAACTCGAATTGTAGATTTAATGGTAACTCAAAATACTGTTAATTTAGGATCTGTTGTTACTACCGTTAGTAATAACAATAATAATAATCCTGGTGATAATAATTGGCCGCCGGCTCCGCCAACAGTTACTCCAGGCGGACCTCCAGGTACAGGTACAAGTGCTGGTAAAGATCCGTTGGCTCAGTCATTTACAGTACAAGAAACTACTGGTTGTTTTATAACAAGTATTCATGTAAGATTTCAATCCAAACCAGCAGCTGGTGGGACTCCAGTTGTAGCGCAGCTAAGACCAATGGTCAATGGAGTTCCTTCAGCGTCTGCTATTGTTCCTGGATCTACAGTATTTAAACCACCAAGTGCAATTACTGTATCTGCTGACGGGTCTGCAATAACAACATTTACATTTGAAGAGCCTGTATATATTAGCGGCAATACAGATTTTAGTATTGTTCTTCTATCTGATTCAAATGAATACAATGTGTATGTTGCAGAAGCAGGAGAATTCTTACTAGGCTCAACTGAGCGTAGATTAGTTAAGCAAGCTACTTTAGGATCATTGTTTAAATCTCAAAATGGTAAAACATGGGAACCAGATCAAACTAAAGATTTAACTTTTAAGTTAAGTCGAGCTTCTTTCCAACCTAGCGGAGCAGCAATTTTAGAAAACAGTCCAAC